CCCCTCCGGCTCGGGTTGAGCCAGAGCGGTGCGGGTGCGGGTGATCAGTTGTCTCATGCTTCGCTCAGTGTCACTTTGGACCGTATAGGTCAGCGCGTCGTCTAAACGATCAGCCAGCTCAGCACACAACGCTCTGAAATCAGTGGTCATCGTGCATCTCCAGCGTGGGTGAATCCATCCAGCCAGTCCGCCACTGAACTGGACCCGCCGTGCCGCTCCCTGAGCACCTGCCACAGCTCACCGGCGACGCTGCGGGCGACACCAGAGCACATTTTGCAGGGCTTAGAGCACCGGGCCGGCATGGGGCAGGCGGCCAAGGATAACCGGGTGGAGGGTGTTGGCGTGGGCTGGGCCTGATCGCTGGTGACAGGCGCGGTGGCAATGCGGGCCATGGCTTGCTGGGTGGGGGTGGTAAGGGTGATCATTGCGGGGTGGGGTTGTGGATGCGGTCGTTGGGGAGGAGGTCAGGCCACCTCCCGGTCACGAGGGTCCGCCCAGGCCAGGCCAATCAGGCGGAACAGCTCTGGCTCGGTGCGCACTGGCACCACCGATCCGTCGGCGCGCCGAAGCAGACCGCCTTCGGAGTGGAACCCGCCACGCACCCAGCCCCTGGCCAGCACCTGGTGACTCCACTCTGCGGAGCCAGTGCGGATCGCCCGCTGCAGGCCGTAGCCATCGGCCTCGACCATGAACAGGTCGAGGCCGATGCCCTCGGGCAGAATCCGCTGCGTGTACTTGCATGGGAGCTCCCCCCGCACCTTCGGCCACTGGTTCACCACGGTGGCTAGGCCGCTGGCGAACAGGGGCGAGGGGTCGTAGGGCTTCGGCACGCAGACGATCTCGATGTCGCCGATCGTGGGCCGCTGCCGTCGGATGCTGCCGGCGAGGCTGATCACCTCGCAGTGCGGGTCGAGCTGCTCCATCACCCCCACGGCGATGGCCTCGGCCTGGGCCAGGGGGATGCGACTGGTGGTGGTGCTCATCGGGAGGTGGGGTTGTGGAGTCGGTCGTTCACGATCCGCCGGAGCAGATCGTTCATCCCCTCGCCAGGGCGGAGCTGGCGGCGGAGGGCCTCGACCTCGGGGAGGGTGAGGATGAGGGTTAGGCGGCGGGTGGGGGTCACTGCGCACCCTTCCCGCTGAGCCGGTTGTCCACCAGCTGCGCATAGCCGGCGATGTCGTGCCAGCTGTCGGCATAGTCCGGGTCGCCGTTGATGATCCGGCCGATCTTGTGGAAGATCATGTCGAGGGCTTCCTGTTGATCTGGTGCCAGCCTTTTTGATCGTGCTGCTAGATGGCCCTCAGCGCAATCCTTCAGATCCTGAGTTACTTCGGCGTGGCCCATGAAGTCGCCGTAGCGGTTGCCGCGGTCGGACAGCGTGCTGTTGATGTCGGTCATGGTTGATCTGCAGTGGGTTAAGCCGCAACCGGCGGCTGCCGGCGCGTTCGGGGTTTAGGCCGGACCTGCTCCGGCAGCACCTGGCCCTTGATGCGGGCATAGCGGGCATTGAGCGCCGCCCAGACCTCCTGATCCTTGAACTCGAAATGCACGGTGCCTTTCTTGTAGGGGCGAAACAGGAAGAATCCCCAGTCGTGCCAGTCACCTGGCCAATACTGGTTCTCGCTGAATCGCTCCGGCAGGCGCACCTCCTCAATGGCCCGACCGGTGATGAAACACAGCGCCTTGATCAGATCCTGGATCTCATCCCACTGGCCGCCGTGGCTCCTGATCCGCACCTTGCGCGGGTTGCTGTACGCCAGTTCGGCCATGTACGGCCGGATGAATCGCTTGTTCAGCATGTAGCCCGAGTTCGTCACCCAGCCTTCCACGCCGTAGCGGTTTTCCACCGTGTGGCGAGTGATCGAATCGACGGCTTCTTCCACCGCCCGGTCAATCCGCTGCTCCTGGGTGCCGGCGACGATCTGGAGCATCCGGTAGATGTTCCGCTCGGTGAACGGGATCTTCGACTGCTCCTCCACGAATCTGTTGATGTCCTTGGCCAGCTGGCTGGTGGCCATCTGCTGCGGCAGGAACTCATCGAAGACGTGCTTCCAGGCCTGCTTCTGCAGATCCTTGCGGAACCGGTTGCGGGTCACCGGCGCACCTTCGACGGTCACCTGCAGGCCCAGATCCTTGCCGAAGAATCCATCCAGCACACCCCGCAGCCTGGTGCCTGCGGCCACCTGCTCATCGAAGATCTTGCAGGCCTCCACGTAGCGCTGCACGATGTCCCGGCTGCGGCGGTAGGGAATCAGCCCCTCGCCTTGGGCCTCGATGTCGTCAGGGCCCAGGTAGAACCCATCGAACTCGTCAGCCCCGCTTACACGTTGGCCAGGTCGTGTCAAACGAACCATGCCAACGCTGACACGTGTTGGACGCTCGGCGGTGCTGAAGCACTCGCCCAGGTGTTCCTTGCTGCCGTAGGCCTCGATCAGCTTCGCCAGCTGTTTCTTCAGGCCAGCGCCGGTGCGCTGCGTGAGGCGGTGCACGTACTCATCGCAAACCGTGTTCCAGTTGGCCAGCGCGACGATCTCGCAGCCTGGCGGGGCGATCTCCCAGGCGTGCAGGATGTGCCGCTCATCGGCCGAGAACGGCGGGTTCATCACGATCAGATCGACGTGGCTGATCTGCTCGGCCGTCACCGTGAGCCAGTCCGCGGCGATCAGGCGGCTGTTGGGGATGGCCGCCAGGATCGCCCGCAGCTTCGGTTCAGGCTCGCAGGTGAGCACCTCAGCAGCGCCACGGGCCAGGGCCTCGCTGACCAGGTTGCCCGAGCCGGCGGAAGGCTCCACCACCACCCGGCCGCGCAGGTCGAGTGGGTCAAGCATGGTGGCCGCCACCTCGGGCGGCGTGGGGTAGAAGTCGGGGTTAAACACGGCTGGCCTCCACACTGAACGGCGGATTGGCCAGCACCAAGCCTGGATCTGGCGCCTGCAGCAGGAACCCGCCAGTGCCGGCGGAGGGCTGGTAGCCGCGCAGTGCGGCGAGGATCGCGGGTGGGACGTACCAGGTCATGGCTCCCCCTCCCCCACCAACCGCTCACACAGCGCCCACCACAGCGACGTGGCCAGGGTGGCGGTGCCGACGATGGCCAACACGGGGATGATCTCGATCAGGCCAGCGAGGATGCAGAGGGTCACTGGGATACCTCCGCATCGGCCGGTGGTTTCATGGCCTGGATTCGGCCGTGCTCGTTTTGTGCACGCTCGAGCCGGCTACGGGCGGCGTCCAGTTCGAGCTCAGCCTTGGCCAGCATCGCGGCGTGGGCATCGGCCCAGGTTTCGTGGTAACTGGCCCAGCTGCCTGATCGGGATTCGCGGCGGCCGTTGCGCTCAGCAGGCCACACGAAACCGGCTGTGACCTTGGTGCAGGGGACGGGCTTGATTTCGCCCCACGAGAGGCACCACATCGTGATGGTGCTCACAACTCCACCTCCCTCACCTGCTGCCGCAGCGCCCGCAGCAGCACCGCCGTGGGCGATTCCCTGAGCATCCCCAGCTGGTGATCGATCAGCATCAGCACCCGGCCGCGCATCAGCTCCTGGCCCTGGGATAGGGCAGCCTGCAGCGCCGGGGATTCGTGCAGCGCCTCAGTGGCACGGGCCACGGCGGCCTGCTCGGCGGCGAGGGCTTGGCGGTCGGTTTCGATGTAGGCCAGCAGGTCGTTCAGCTGCTGGCGGATGGTGTCGATTTTCGGCATGGGTCAGAAGGGAACGTCGTCTTCGTTGATGTCGCTAGCGCTCGACTCCCACACCGACCCACCGGCAGCAGGTACTGCAGCAGGCTTGGCAGCGGTGGCCGGCGCGGTGGTGTCAACCGGCGCCCAGCTGTGCAGCTTCAGTACCGGCTGGTGGCGGGGCTCGCCGGTTTGCTTATCGGTCCATGACTCGAAACGGATCCGACCGGTGCAGTCGATCAGCTGGCCTTTCTTGGCGTTGTTGGCGAACTCTTGGGCTGCCTCAAACCAGATTTCAAGCTTCAGCCAATCAGGCTCCTTGCCGTCATCACGACCCTTCTTTTCAGGGTTATCAACTGCAATCTTGGCGTTGGCCACCATGGAGTTGGCGAGGTACTTGATCTCAGGGTCGGCAGCCAGTCGGCCACGGAAGCTGTAGGTCTGGGCGCGGAGCAGGGTCTGGACTAGAGCGTTCATGGTGGGTGTTGTGGTTGTTAAACAGCATCGCAGCAGGGCAGCCGATCAGGCCGCCCATGCTGCTGGCAGGTCGTCCGGGTCGTCCTGCTCGTCGGGATCTGGGAATCCAGGCTCGCTGAACACCTCAGCCGGCACAGAGTCATCGGCAGCTGGTGCCGGTGCCGCCGCCGGTGCGCTCCCCAGGTCCAGCGCCGCCCCGGTCCTGCTGTCTGCCCCAGCATTCCACGACTGGATGATCCCTGCTGTGTTTAGCGCATGGTTCATCAGGTGCTGGAGCACCGCCGGCTTGGCACCCTCCAGCGTGCCCGTACTGCTGCCAGTGCACTGCGCCAGCATCGCTTGCTGGCCTAGCTCGGTCAGTCCAACAGCTCGGGCCTTCGCCATGATCTGCTGCGCCATCGTCATCGGCGGTGCACCTTCGTCAAGCCATGACGCCATCGCGGCACCCAGATCCTCGCCGGGCTTTTCAATGATCTGATCTTGGAACTTCCCAGAGCGATCCTTGAGTACCGTCAGCATGTGCTCAGTGGTCAGCTCAAACAGCATGTCGAACTCGTACTCGATTCCCTTGCCTTGCTCAGGCGTCAGGCCAACGCGCACTGGCTTGCTCTTGCCGCCGCCAGTCTGCTCGGTGCTCCACTCGGTCTTCGATCGCATCGTGGCAATCACGTGACCTGGGAAGTCAAGGATGGCATCAACGAGTGCTTTCTGCTTCGGCGTCCCCTCAGACCAGGCTGACCAGGTATTCCCCCGGTACTTGGCCTTAGCGATGGCATCGATCTCAGTCAGCAGCTCTTGCCATGCGTGAGTCATGCTGTCAATGATCAGCACGTTGTAACCGGCCTGGCCGGCAGCGTTGATAGCGGTCACGTAATCCTTGATCGTGTGCTGCTTACTGGGCAGGTTGCACACGTCAAAATCAAACCGATCGGCGTACTTCGATGCGGTGCCCCGCTCGCTGTCAACAACAGCTATGGGACCGCCAATGCCGGTCGCGAGCCGCAATGCGGTAAAGGTCTTGCCAGCTCCTGACGGGCCGAACAGCGCGGCCCGGAGCTTGGCGGCCTCCTTGGTGGCCTTCTGAAACATGGTGGTGTGTGGTGGTGGCTCCCCGTACTATACCGTTGCGGTTGCGAAAACGCACCCCCCCCCCCCATGCAGTTGCTGCATAGCAACGGCTGCTGCATTTCTGCACTAAAACGCAGCACATCGGCCTCACCCCTCATGATCCGTATCCACTGCGCCACCCAGGACGAAGCCGACGCCGCCTGGCGCATGCTCACCCACGTCCCTGATCCCGACTTCCAGCCGGTCGCCCTACACCTGGACGGTCACGGCCAGCTCTACGTCGTCACTCGTGACCAGGAGGGCTCCCAGACATCAGCTCATCTCTCAGCTCACGTGGTCCGTACAGACCAGGCTTGAGCCGCCGGATAATGCGGATCATTTCCGCCAGGGCATGCAGCTCGCCTTCCAGCTCATCTGCGCTCAGCACGTGCTCACCAGCAATCACCCGCCGCATCCGCTGCTGCCGACCCCGATCACCGACCGGGTATGCCTGCATCAGGTTACGAGCGCCAACCATCGGCCCCCAGTTCCGCTCGCCGCAGATCCGGTCCAGCAGCTGCGCCAACGCGCCACTTGCAAGCCGTGCATCCGTCGCGGTCATCGGCGCGGCGCCCAGGTATGGCAGGTCGAGGTAGCCGGCCAGCACCTCGGCCATGTCGGCGAACTCCAGCGGTTCGTTGGGATGATCAGGATGCGGCAGCCATGCGGCGGAATCCAGCCATTTATCCTGCACGCCCCAGCCTGTATGGGGCCCGAGCTTCCGATGCGCGTACTCGCTGCCCTTTACCTGCCACAGCCAGATCGCCTGATTGGCGGCCGCCATGGCGTCCAAATGTCGCCAGCTGGCGCCACGTGTGCGGCTGCCAGACTTGATCCGGCTGAGGGTGCCCTTATCCAGCATCCCCCGCTCGTTCAGGCCCCAATCAGCAATCAGCAGCAGCTGCTCATAGCTCAGCCCTGATCGCGTCAGCCAGTAGTTCAGCAGCGATGACAGGTGCCGCACCCCGTTTTCGTGTCGGATCGTCGCCAGCCGCAAGGGTTCTGCCAGCCCGCCAAGCGGTTCTGGCGGTGGCTCGGGGCCGTTGGAAAACGGGAACGGCAGATCGGGGTGAGCCCCTGCGGTTAGTTTCATTGGCCAACCGTACCGCTATTGGTTGGTGTCGCGCTATGCAGTAGCGATTGTGCTTCCGCAACGCTACGAACTACACCCGAAATGCCCCCCGCTGCAGCGATGTGGTTGAGAAACGTTGCCTGCTCCGCCGTGGGGCGGCCCCGTTCGCTCTTCACCTCCAGCGCCACGAACTGTGCCAGCTCACCCACCCGCCGGTAGCCGATCAGGTCACTCGACCCGACGCATAGGCCAGCGTGCAGCGGCCGGCCGTTCCTGATCACCACGTCACCAGGCCGCAGACCAGCCGCCACCGCCCGCAGGTTCCCAGCCGTCACCCTGGTGGACTGCCCGGCCCAGCCCAGTCCGGTGTTGTTCCGCCACAGCCGCACGTCACCGCTGCCGCAGCTCAGCAGGATCCGTTGCTGAACAGCATGTTCTGACATTCGCTGCCGTTGCGATTGTGAAACGCCATAGTGCCACCAGAGAACACTTCTCGCCCCGCCCTGGTCCGGCGGGGTTTTTTCTTGCAGGCCGGAAAACTCAGGTAGCCCGCCTGCAGCTGAATCGATGAATCGCCAGAGCATCCTGGCCGGCATGTTCTCTGCTGCCACCCTTTCAGTGTTGGTGGGCACGGTTTACATCATCGACTGCCGTCGCTCTGGTGGCGAGGTGGACAAGTGCTGGCTGACCGGTGCGCCATTTATGGGCCTGGGCGGTGCTGCCGGTGGTGCGTTCCAGTTGGGCTACGAAACATTGAATCCCAGGCTCCGTAAGGACGACGCCCCGCCTGGCGCCCGCAGATTCCCGACCGACCCGGACGCATGAACGATCTCCACTTGGTGGCCGATCTGCTGCTGGCCAAGCTCGCCTGGACAGCCGTTGTGGAGCTGCTGTTCAAACCGGTCCTGTTTCGCCTCTACGCCCACGCCGATCAAGCCACTGGCGACCGCTTGCCTGATCTGAAATGACACTCGCCTCAGTCCGCGCCGCTGCTGAGCACGTCGCACGGGTCGGATCGATCACACCTCACCAGCTGGCCGCTCTGGGACGGTTGGATGAACGCTTGAAGGCGCACCCGGACATATTGCAGGAGTTCACCGAAGGCTGGAGGGCCGCTGGCAGCCCGGCGGCACCGGCGCCCGTGGCTGCCTGGTTAGCACCGGCTCAGCGGATCGTGAAGGAATTTGAGGGTTGCAAACTCCAGGCCTATATCTGCCCTGCTGGTGTGCCAACGATCGGATGGGGCAGCACCACCATCGGCGGCAAGGTGGTGCGTGAGGGCCAATCCATCAGCCAGGCACAGGCCGATGCTCAGCTGAACGCCGACCTGCAGCGGTTCTACGACGCGCTCGCCCGTGCCATCCCTGCAGTCACCAGCTGGCCAGGAAACAGGGTGGCGGCACTTGTAAGTTGGACTTACAACATCGGCGTCGGCGCCATGCAGGATTCAACCCTGCGGCGCCGAATCCTGGCCGGTGAGGATCCCGCCAAGGTGGCCGCCGAGGAGCTCCCCAGGTGGATCAACAAAGGAACCCCAGTCGAGGCAGGCCTCACCCGTCGCCGTGCTGCAGAGCTGTCGTTGTTCCTGGGGCAGCAGCTGCAGCAGCAGACCGGCTACGGAAACCCGCTGCAAGTGCCCTGGTACGCGCAGATGGACTCAGCCGACCGGGCCCAGGCGGCGCGGATGTGTTTCAGCTCCAGCTGCGCCATGCTGCTCCAGTACCTCAAGCCCGGCACGCTCACCGGCCCGAACGGCGACGACCAGTACCTCAAACGGGTCCAGCAGTTCGGCGACACCACTGACCCAACCGCGCAGATCAGGGCGCTGTCGAGCTATGGCGTCAAGGCACGATTCACCAAGGTGGCCGGCTGGCGAGTGGTGGAAGATCAGATCGCCAAGGGCATCCCCGTGCCCTGCGGGTTCCTGCACCGTGGCCCCGTGTCAGCACCATCCGGCGGCGGCCACTGGCTGATCGTGGTAGGCCACACCCGAGATCACCTCATCGTGCATGACCCCTTCGGCGAAGCTGACATGGTGAACGGCACCACGTTGGGAGGTGTGGCACGGTTCGCCAGATACAGCCGGCGGAATTTTGGGCCTCGGTGGATGGTCGAGGGCGCCAACACCGGCTGGGCCGTCATCGCCGAGCGCTAACCCGACAGGAAACCTACCGGTAGAGGCTCGCTGCCCATGTCGGAGTTCCGATCGCTGATCGATGAAACCGAACTCCAGACCAAACGAGCAACCAAACACCGATTCAGAGCACGAATCTTTGAGGCCTGGGGTCACCAGTGCGCCTACTGTGCTGAACGCGCAGACACGTTGGATCACGTCATCCCGCGCTCCGCTGGTGGCCTGACCGTGGCCCAGAATCTGGTGCCAGCCTGCCGGCGATGCAACCTGGCTAAATCGAGCGTCAGCTGGCGGGAGTGGTTCGCCGCTCAGGCCTGGCACTGCCCCGACCGTGCATTACGAATCGATGGCTGGCTGGGTGCGGCGCAGCGGGAAGCGGCGTGAGCTACGCACGGCACCCACTCACCTGCTCTGCTCCCACCTCATCCCACGGACTCGTGACAATTCGCCACCGGCGGCGCAACGTCAGCTGATACCCGTTCAGGAATGACTGCATAGTCGCCTTCGGGATCTCATGCGCATCTGCCCAGCTCCAACGGCGGCTGATGGGGATCTTGATGACAGCTTGAGTTGTCATGTCCCGAATCCGCCATCCCGGTTCGGCACCTGCCAGCGGCTTGTCATCAGGGAAGCGTTTCACCCACCACAGCCAAGTGCCACCGTTCTTACCCATTACGGTCGTCCTGATCAGACCGTCCTCACGCAGTCGAGTGAGTGCATCGGTGAGCGTGCGGCGCTCAGTGCCAAGCTGCTCAGCCATTTCAATCTGAGTTGACCACCATCCAGGCGAAACCTGTTCAAGCTGCACGAAGGCAATCACCAGCTCGGCGCGATATTGCCGGCGGATTTGGGCGAGGTATGTGGGATCAATCATGGCCGATACCAGTGCGACGTACCCCAGAACGGGAAGAGTTCCGGCCACCACTCCCGGCCGGTATAGGGGATCGTGTTCACCCACCAGAACCGGCCGATGCAGCCGCCCTTGTCGGTGATCTGGAAGGTTGGGGCTCGAGTGGTCACGCCACCGCCCTCCAGTTGCCCTTCGCCTGCCTGGCCGCCATCACGTGCCGGGCCCAGCCACGGGGGTTTTTCATGCCCCGGCGTTTGCCGATCGCGATTAGGTCTTCGACGGTCTGGGCTTGGGCTTGTTCGCGCTTGGCTTCCCGCCGCTGGATCTCAACCAGCTCACCGTCCACGGTCGTGATCTCTCGCCGCTCAGGCGTGAACTGGTGGCCGCAGTCGGGGCACACAGCCTTTGCCGAGGGCATGCAGCTGAAACACTGGGGGCAGACCTTTACCGATGGCGACTTTTCGCCACCTTGGCGGCCAACCTTGCCTTCTAGGCTCCACTCACGATCATCGGTCGGGAGGCCGTGCCGGTGGCTGTTGCCAACGTGATCCAACACCACGGCATACGGCTTGCCGTCGCACTTCCGCAACCCACGGCCTACCTGCTGGAGATATAGCGACAGGCTGTCTGTGGGCCTGAATAGCTGCACGCCTGCGACACTGGGAATATCAGTGCCTTCGCTCACGATTTCACAGCTAAACAGCGCCTTGAGCACTCCATCACCCAGGTCGCTGATCATCTGCCGGCGCAGGGTTGGATCGGTCTTGCCATCCAAAGCCGCTGCAGGGATTCCGGCCTCTCGATACAGCTCAGCCATCGCTGTGGCATGCGGGACGCTGACGCAAAATCCCAGCACCGTGCCGTTGTGGATAGGCGCAATCTCCCGTTGATAATGACCAACAGGATCGCCCATCGCTTCGCGAGTGCCGAGGATTTGGGAGGCCTTCGCTTTGCCGGTCGGCGTGTCAAAGTTCTTGATACCAGACAGGTCGATCCCTGGTGGTGCCAGCACTTTTGCCCTGGCAAGGAACCCTTCATCGGTCAGCCACTGAGCGGTAGGACCTAGCACCAGATGCCGGAAGTATCCGCCGTAACCCTCACCCAGGCCTTCACCTGACAGCCGCTGTGGTGTTGCCGTGAGCCCCACCAGATAGGCCTTGGGCCATGCGGCGATGACTTTGCCCCACTTGTTCCCTTCGATCAGATGGTGCGCCTCGTCCTGAATGATCAGCGTTGGCGCCGGCACCTTGTGCAGCCGCCTGGCCAAGGTGTCCACGCTGCACACTTGGACCGGCTGGCTCAGGTCCATGCTTCGATTCATGGCGATCAGACCATGGCGTACGCCATGACTGCTCATCCGGCCCGAGAGATCCTCAATCAGCTCCTTTCGATGCGCTAGCACATACACCCTGTGGCCGCGCTCGGCAGCAGTGGCCGCCATGTGCGCAGCCACCGTGCCCTTGCCTGAGCCGGTCGCCATCGTGCCCACCACGCGGCGGTGGATACGCAGGGCGGTGGAGATGTCGGCGGTGAAGGTTTGCTGGTAGGGGCGGAGGGTGGGGGTGCTCATGGCTGTGGTGCGTGTGTGGTGAATAACAGCCACCGCCCACCCCGCTTGCTGCCGCCCGGATGGTCATCAACCTGGAACCAGCGGCAGTCCTCGATGGGACCCGTACAGATGAGAGGCC